GTTCTGTGATGGTGTTCTATGCCTAAGACCCCCGCGTGGCAGCGGAAGGAAGGGAAAAATCCTGCTGGCGGCTTAAATGCCAAAGGCAGGGCTTCCTATAACCGTGCAAACCCCGGCAAGCCGGGTCTAAAGCGTCCTCAGCCAGAAGGCGGTGCGCGTAAGAAATCATTTTGTGCCCGGATGTCGGGCATGAAGAAAAAGCTTACGAGTGCCAAGACTGCTAACGATCCCAACAGCCGGATTAATAAATCACTTAGGGCGTGGGATTGCTGAGATGAAGCAAGAAACGCAAGAAGTAATGAAGTCTGGCATGGACGCACTGTCCGTCTTCACGATGTTAGGAGCGTTGGTCGAAGTGCTTCCCTCAATCGCGGCGCTATTCACAATCGTGTGGACCGGCATCCGGATTTATGAATCGGAGACGGTGAAGAAGTTCATTCAGGATTGGAAGAACCGTGCCAAGTAAATCCGCAAAACAACACCGTTTGATGGCGATGGTTGCTCATGACCCCAAAGCAGCTAAGCGTCTTGGCATCCCTCAATCTGTGGGTCGTGATTACGTCGAGGCCGATAAAGGCCGCAAGTTTGGTTCTGGAGGACCTATGAAGCACTCGAAAGAAATGGCTAAGAAAGAAGTTGCCTTTATGAAAGAAAAGGGCGCTCCGAAGTCCATGGTCAAGCACGAGAAGGAAGAGTACGGACTTAAGAAAGGCGGCATGGCTGACAAGGCCGGTCGCGCCATGAAGCGTCGTACGCCGGACACGATGGGCCGTGCGATGGTCAAGGGCTACAAGGAAGGTGGCTCGGTCTACCGCAAGGCTGCTGATGGCATCACGGCTAAGGGTAAGACCAAGGGCACGATGGTCAAGATGGCTTACGGCGGTAAGTGCTAATGAAAAAGTACGCTGCGGGCGGCAAGATGAATACGAAGGGGGCTATGGGGAACACTAAAACCCGACCGCCATCTCCTTCGGATGACTTGGTTCCACCGTCGATGTTGCCGGATAAGCCGGGGATTCCTCCGGGTAAAGGCTTTGGCGAAGACATTCCTCGTAAAAAGGAAGAGAAGCCTAAGAAGATGCGTTCTGGTGGCTCTGTCTCCTCCGCGTCTAAGCGTGCTGATGGTTGCGCGGTAAAGGGCAAGACCCGAGGCAAAATGGTGTAATCATGGCTAAGAAACTGAGTGCTTTTGAGAAGGCTTTTGCGGAAGCGCGTGCCAAGGGTAAAGGCACGAAGTTTAAGTACGGCGACAATGAGTTCGCGGCGTACTACGCGGGTGAAGAGCCCGAGTCATGGCGTAAAGGCAAAAAGGCCGAGGATACTCCTACGCCCGCCCGTAAGATGTCGGTTGACGAGTTCATGTCAAACATTGAGCGTCAGCAGATGGCAGAACCGCAGGGCGCGATGAGTTCGTCGAGAGGCCCCTCGACCCGTGGCGGACGTAGAGCTACGCCGGAAGAGATGGAAGCCACCAACGAGCGGATTAGAAACATCCGTGCCAGCGAGGCGATGCAGCGCAACAGAGGGTTCCTTCCGAGCGACCGTGCTACGGGCTTCCGCACTCAGGCTGAAGAGACCGGCATGACGCCCGAAGAGCGTGCTGAGAAAGCGCGTGAGTACTCCAAGGACATTGCAATGACGGCGGGGGCGGGCAGACTAGGTGCTATGGCGGGGGCTCCGTACCGACTAACAAGCGGGGCATTTCGTAAGACCGTTGATGAAGCTGCTGAAGCCGCAGGTCGCCGTCTGGCTAGCCGTGGAATCCCGTCTCATTCAGAGCGTTATGCAGCCGGTGAAGCCGCAGCGGCCCAGCGTGCCAAGTATAAGAAAATACAGCAAATGAGAGATTTTGCAGAGCAGATGGAAGCGAAGATGCGTCTGTCACCGGGCTCCGTGTATCGCAAGGGCGGCAGCGTTAAGAAGTATGCGAAGGGAGGCTCTGTTTCCCCCGCTTCCAAACGTGCGGACGGCATTGCGTCGAAGGGCAAAACTAAAGGACGGTTTGTCTAATGATGCCCTCCCGTGGCATGGGAGTAATGGCTCCAAGCAAAATTCCTCGTGCTAAACGACGCGGGGACTCTAAGCCTGTTATTGGTACGGGCAAGCCAATTAAGACGTTTAAAGGTGGTGGGCTATATGAGAACATTCATAAAAAACGTGCTCGCATTGCTGCGGGGTCGGGGGAGCGAATGCGAAAGCCCGGAAGTGCCGGTGCCCCCACCGCCGAAGCCTTCCGTCAAAGTGCGAAAACGGCCAAGCGTTAAGAAAGCGAAGGTCAAGAAGTAATGGCCGACAAGACTACAGCCACAACCGACTTTAACCTCGACCTCAACACGATTGTTGAAGAGGCGTTCGAGCGGTGCGGTGCGGAACTTCGCAGCGGGTATGACCTGCGTACGGCGAAGCGTAGTCTGTCCTTGCTTCTGATGGACTGGGCTAACCGGGGTATTAACCTCTGGACTCTTGAGCAGGGCACGCACACGCTGTCCTACAACACCGGCACCTATGACCTCGCTGCCGACACGGTTGACTTGTTGGACCACGTGATCCGTACGGGTACAGGGACGAACCAGATCGACATCAACATCAGCCGTATCTCCTCCAGCACCTACGTGGCGATTCCGAACAAGAACGCGACGGGCCGTCCGATTCAGATCTGGATTAACCGACGTACAGGTGCGACGGATTCGGCAGGTGCGGTGGTCTATCCGCAGTTCACGGTGTGGCCGAAGCCTGATAACAGCACGACCTATACGCTTTATTACACCCGCCTGCGTCGTATGTTCGATGTGGGTAATGGCGGTAATGGTCAAGATATTCCGTTCCGTTTCTTGCCCTGCATGGTTGCAGGGTTGGCCTACATGCTCTCGATGAAGGTGCCGGGTGCGGAAGTGCGTACAGCAGTGCTGAAGGCTCAATACGATGAGGCTTGGGACTTGGCTGCAGGCGAGGATCGGGAGAAGGCAGCGGTGCGGTTTGTGCCGCGTGAGAGCTTCTTGGGAGGCTACTGATGCCTAATAGGTTTGCAAGTGGCAAACATGCTATCTCGCAGTGCGACCGTTGCGGGTGGCGTTATAAGCTCAAGGAGCTTAAGCCGCTTGTTATCAAAACCAAAAACGTCAACATCCTTGTCTGCCAAGAGTGTTGGGAACCTGATCAGCCGCAGTTGTCGCTGGGTCTGTACCCGGTGGACGATCCGCAGGCAATTCGCAACCCGAGACCGGACACGACGTACTACGCGCCCGGTAATGACGGTGCAGGTGGTAGTAGAATGATTCAGTGGGGATGGAACCCGGTCGGTGGCGCGTATGCCACGGATGCTGGACTGACCCCTAATTATCTCGTATCCAAAGGGTACGTGGGCGATGTAACGGTCGTAACGACCTAGGAGATTGAGATGGACATGAAGGCGATGCTGAAGAAGCACATGGCTAAAGGCAAAGGAGCCCATCCGGACGCGGACGTTAAGAAGATGCGTGCGGGCGGAAAGACCAATCTTGAGATGAAGAAGTACGGTCGGAACATGGCGAAGGTGATGAACCAGCGCAGCCCGATGCGTAAGTCTTCTGGCCCGAGGTAATTCACATGGGTAAGCCAGACTTTAAATTTTTTGATTGGGACATGAACCCAATCGGCAAGTACAAGCAGCCTGAGCCGGTCAATTTTTCGACTGGTGAAAACGGCTATCCTGAAAAAGATGTCAATGTGGGCGTAACCCATATGGATATGCAGGGTGCTGGTGCCGCGACCAAGGGTAAGAAGTTCATTACTGAAGTGAACCTCAATAAGGGTGGCTTGGCTGGTGTTCTCACGCGTCAGGGCAAAGAGCGTTAATTCCGGTATATGAACTACGCATCGCTTGTCACATTGGTACAGCAGTACTGCGAATCGACGGAATCGTCATTCGTGGCGAACATTCCTACCTTTGTGACGCTTGCGGAAGAGCGGATTTATAACGCGGTTCAGATCCCGGCTATTCGTCGTAACCAGATTGGTACGTTGTCCATCAACAATAAGTACCTGACGCTACCAAGCGACTGGCTTGCGACGTTCTCCTTGGCGGTGATTAATCCGACCACGAATGCTCAGGAGTTCCTGCTGGATAAGGACGTTAACTTTATCCGTCAGTCATATCCTGACCCGGACGATACTGGGCTACCGAAGTATTACGCGATCTTTGACGACAACACTTTCATTCTGGGCCCGACGCCTGATTTCAATTATCAGGTCGAGATGCACTATTACTACTACCCGCCAAGCATCGTCACCGCTGGTACGTCATGGGTTGGTGACAACTACGAGAACGTGTTGCTCTACGGCACGCTGCGCGAGGCTTACACCTACTTGAAGGGTGAGCAGGACATGATGGCGTACTACGAGCAGAAGTATCAGGAAGCCGTGCAACAGTTGATGCGCCTTGGCGATGGCTTGAACCGTCGTGATGCGTACCGCTCGGGTCAGGTTAGGGTGCCGGTCACGTCATGATCTACCAGACTCAAACGCTGAGTTTCAAAGCCGA